CACCTTAGTGTCTCGTCTTTAATTGCAACTACTTTACAAATTTAAAAATTTTGCGAAAAAATATTTTTCGAATACACTTATATGATGGGATATAAAAAGTTGTTAGATGAAATCCTTAAATGGGTGATACGGCATCTTAGAAAACGGCATAGAGTTACAGTATCCTTTAATAATGAGTATGGGGATGCGGATGATACTATCTATATAACAAAAAAGATTATCGTTCAAAAAGAAAACCATTTGAAATTTCGTAACGAAAAAAACAGAGAAATAGAATATCGTAGCTCTGGTGGACTTAACTATATTATCGAGGAACTTTAATGCAACAGTTTTTACTAGCAATAATATTAGTTTTAGGGTTTAGTTCTTATTATTTATATAATGAAAACAAAACGCTTACTACAAACAACGTATTACTAGAAACTGCTATTGCTACCCAGGAAGAAGCTATTGCATCTATACAAGCAGACTTTGAATTACAAACAGCTCAACTTAATGATCTAACAATTAAAAGCCAAGCCGCCCAACGTGAGCTGAATAGGTACTCACAATTTATACAAAATTACGAATTATCAGCTAAAATATTAGCAGACCCAGTAAAAATGGAAAGGAAAATAAATAATGGAACAAAACATATCATGGAAGATATTGAGAAGATCAGCTCTGCAGTTGACGTTCTTGACGATGGTTTGCAGTTGCAGCCTAATTCCCAGTAAAGAAATAGAAATTACCGCGAAACCAATAGATAGAACTATTGTTCAACCTGTAATGCCTAGAGAAATTGATCTTAAAGAACCCCTGTGGATTGTTGTTACACCTAATAACTGGGAAGCTCAATTAGATATGATTGAAAAACAAGAAGGTGAATTAATTTTTGTAGCTATGACTATTCCCGATTATGAAGTAATGGCGTACAACATGCAAGAGTTAAAACGTTATATAACCGAATTAAAAGATGTAGTCGTCTATTACAGAGAAGTAACGATTAAACAACCCGATAAAGAATAAACGCGAACCAAGGATACCACCCCTAGCACTTTCTCCTTTACTTTATTTTTATAGTTTGCTTTGCAAATGAGCAATACTTAGCTTATACTTCGAAGATGGCAGCTGAACCTACAGGAACAATAGAACGTATCCCTCCAGGAGAACAAGGGATAGCTGAGATGTTCTTTAACTATATAAATCAACCATTAAACACGGAAGACCCGCTACAAAATCTCGTAAGCGGAGCCTCTCGAATGATTCCAGGAATATCTACAGCACTCGCAAAAAGAGAAGGAGATATGACAGGAGAAATGTTATCTTATTTAGACTTACTTGGAGGCGGTGCAGCGAAAGCATTAACTCCTTTAATGATAGCTAGAAGAAAAGAACTACAACAAACTCTTAAAAACTTTGACAAAGACCCAATATTAAGAGGTAATGAAAGTGTACGAACTTCGCTTACAAAAGAATTAGATAAAATTAATAAACAAGAAGCAGAAGAACTAAGATTAGAAAACCAATTTCAAGGTTTTCGTAAAGACCCCACAACGTTTAGTAAATAAATGACATCTAAAGCTAACAAGCTAAAGTCTTTAAAAAATATAGACCTTTCGTATTTAACTAAAGCGGATGCTAAAGAGTTTACGGTTCTTTTAGAAGAACTAGAAAAACGCGAATTCCAAGAAAAAGCTACAGGTACTTTTATGGATTTTGTTAAATCTATTTGGAAAGAGTTTATTAATGGGGATCATCACGTAAAAATGGCGAAAGCTTTTGATGATATCGCTACAGGTAAATTAAAACGTCTTATTATTAATATGCCTCCTAGACATACTAAATCTGAGTTTGCTTCTCATTTGTTCCCTGCTTATTTACTAGGTAAAAACCCTAAATTAAAAATTATAGAAGCTACCCACACCGCTGACCTTGCAGTTAATTTCGGACGTAAAGTTAGGGATTTAATTGATACCGATGAATACCATGAACTATTCCCTGATACCGAACTAAAAGCAGATAGCCGTTCTGCAGGTAAATGGTTAACTAATAAAGGTGGCGAATACTATGCTGCTGGTATTGGTGGTGCGTTAGCGGGAAGGGGTGCTGATTTGTTTATTATTGATGATCCCCATTCAGAACAAGATGCAATGTCTGATAAAGCTATGGATGAAGCTTACGAATGGTTTATGTCAGGTCCTCGTCAAAGGTTACAGCCTGGAGGAGCAATCGTTATAGTTATGACCCGTTGGAATAAAAAAGATTTAACAGGTCGTCTTATTAAAAAGATGGGGCAAAACGAAGGAGCAGATCAATGGGAAGTTATTGAGTTCCCTGCTATTTTACCTAGTGGAGTTCCGCTTTGGGAAAATTATTGGAAGTTACCTGAACTAGAAAGTATTAAAGCGTCTGTTAGTCCAGCAAAATGGGCAGCACAGTATATGCAAAGACCAACAGGGGAAGGTATTTCAATTATCCCTAAAGACTGGTTTAATATTTGGGAAGAAAACAAACCCCCTAAATGCGATTATTTAATCCAATCCTATGATACAGCGTTTTTAAAAAGCGAAAGAGCTGACTTTACCGCTATAACAACATGGGGTGTTTTTTATCCTGAAGGGAAAATAAACGAAGAAATGTATCACGGTAACGATGCTCATTTAATTTTAATAGATTGCGTTAAAGAACGTTTCGATTTCCCTGAATTAAAAGAAGAAGCACTACGTTTATACGATTACTGGAATCCCGATACAGTAATTATCGAAGCTAAAGCTAGTGGTATTCCGTTAGTACAAGAATTACGTAGAGTTGGTATCCCTGTTAATACGTTTAGTCCAGGAAAAGGACAAGATAAAATTGCAAGATTAAATTCAGTATCTCCTATTTTTCAAGACGGTAGAGTCTGGGTTCCTGATAATAGGTTCGGCGAAGAACTCATGGAAGAAGTTAGTGATTTCCCTTCTGGCGAAAACGATGACCTCGTTGATGCTACAACTTTAGCTTTAGCTAGATTCAGAGAAGGCGGCTTTTTACAATTAACAAGTGACTATTTTGAAGAGGAAGAACCCTTTCATGGACAAAGGGTTTATTATTAATCAAAATCATACTATGATGTATAACTATGGCTATTGAAAAACAACCATTACAGGCTGTTCCGAATTCTCAAGAATCGATTGAGCTTGAACTTATGCAACCACCTGAAGAAGAAACAGAGATGTTTGTACAACCAGACGGTTCTGTTATTCGGGGTAGCGATATGCCTGATGAAACTCCATCTAAGTTTGGAACAAACCTAGCGGATGAGTTAGATGAACGTGAATTAAGTACAATAGCTACTGAATTAGTTGGGTCTTACGAAGATGATTTAGATTCACGCTCCGATTGGTTTTCTACTTATGTAGACGGATTAGATTTATTAGGTATTAACTCTGATTCTAGATCACAACCTTTTGTTGGAGCTTCAGGAGTACATCACCCAATACTAGCAGAAGCCGTAACTCAGTTCCAAGCACAAGCCTATAAAGAAATGTTACCTGCTGGCGGACCAGTAGATACGGAAGTTTTAGGAATGACGGATGATGCTAAGTTAGAAAAAGCAAATCGTGTTAAAAACTTCATGAATTACCAAATTACGTATAAAATGGAAGAATATGACCCAGAAATGGATCAATTACTGTTTTATCTACCTTTATCAGGCTCTGCATTTAAAAAAGTTTACTATGATCCTGCCGTTGGTCGTGCGGTAGCTAGATTTGTTAAAGCAGAAGACCTAGTAGTCCCTTACTATGCTGTAGATTTATTATCTTCCCCTAGGATTACACACGTAATTCATATGTCAGAAAACGAATTACGTAAACTACAGCTGTCAGGGTTCTATAAAGATACTGAAATGTCAACCCCATCTAGTAATTTAGACAATACAGCCGTTGATGATAAGATTGATGAGCTACAAGGACTAACTAGAACTATAAATGACGAAGAGTTTACGTTATTAGAGATGCATGTTGACCTAGATCTAGAAGGATACCAAGATACAGACGAAAATGATGAAGAAACAGGACTTGGTTTACCTTATATTGTAACTATTTGTAAAGATAACAACAAAGTTTTAGCAATTAGACCAAATTATAGCGAAAAAGACCCTATGCGGAAGAAAATTGAGTATTTTACTCATTATAAGTTCCTTCCAGGACTAGGATTCTACGGTTTTGGTTTAATTCATATGATGGGGGGACTAACTAAGTCAGTTACCTCAATTTTACGCCAATTAATAGACGCAGGAACACTTTCTAACCTTCCAGCAGGGTTTAAATCAAGAGGATTGAATATTCAACGTCATGATGACCCATTACAGCCAGGAGAATGGAGAGATGTTGATGCTCCAGGAGGCAGATTACAAGATGCCTTCCTTCCACTACCTTATAAAGAGCCAAGTGGTACTTTAGCTACGTTATTAGGTTCATTAGTTGATTCTGGTAAAAGATTTGCATCAACGGTAGAAGGTCCAACAGGCGATGGAAACTCTGAAGCTCCTGTAGGAACAACAGTAGCACTTTTAGAAAAAGGACAAAGAGTTATGTCCGCTATTCATAAAAGACTACATTACGCACAAAGAACTGAGTTTAAAATATTAAAAAGAGTATTTAGCGAGTTTTTACCTCCTGAATACCCTTATCAGGTTCAAGGGTCGTCAGAAAACGTATTTAAAGAAGATTTTGACAATTCTGTAGACGTTATCCCTGTAAGTGACCCAAATATCTTTAGTATGACCCAAAGAATTACTTTAGCTCAAACACAGCTGCAAATGGCACAAGCAGCCCCCGAATTGCATGATTTACGTGAATCTTACCGAAAAATGTATATAGCCCTGAATATTAAGGATATTGACGCATTATTACCGCCAGAAGCAGAAGTTCCTGCAAGAGATCCAATATCCGAGCAACAAGCGTCTATAACAGGTAATCCTGTAAAAGCTTACGAGTTTCAAAATCATGAAGCGTATATAGCAAGTCATAGTTCTTTTTTACAAAATCCTATGGTTCAATCTAATCCTACAGCAACCCAAGCAATAGGAGCTAATATACAAGAACATCAGGCGATGTTGTATAAACAACAAATAGAACAAGCGATGGGTCAACCGCTTCCTGCAATAGAAGAAGGACAAATGCCTCCAGAAGTTATGAATCAGATCGCAACAATGGCAGCACAAGCAACGCAACAAGTTACAGGTCAGGCACAAGCCATGGCACAAGCCGCAGCCGCAGCTCAACAAAACCCACAAATGGAAATGTTCCAGCAACAACTACAGTTAGAAAAAGAACAACTGATGCAAAAATCAGAAGACGATATGAGGGATGCAGAACTAGCGATGGCTAAAGCACAACTAGATGCACAAGTTAAACGTGAAAAAATAGAAGCAGACCAAAGAGTAGCGGATACTAAAACTGCGGTAGATTTACAAGAATTAGAGCAAAAGGCACAAGCCAATGCCGATAAGAACTACACCGAGCTAGTAAAAACAGTTAGGGAAAGTAGAAAACAAAACGGAGAAAAATAATGCGAGAGTATTACGATAAAATGAAAGGCTACCCGTCGCCTTCTAAAAAAGCAAACAGAGCACAACCTAGTGAGTCGTCAATGGCGGATACTACTAGAACTAAATCTGTTGAAGCAGGTGTATGTTTAGACAAGCCAGAAGAGGCTAAAGTTAAAGCAGCATACGGGCAGACAAAAGGACTTCTTTGGTATAGGTCAATTAAATAAGTGGACTATATCACAGCTACGGAGCATTTGCTTCGTAAATATCGTGAGAGAAAAGAAGCTCTCACGCAAACATTAGCTTCTGGCAGTATTGAGAATTTTGAGCAATACCAAAGGATAGTTGGTGAAATAACGGGTTTGAGGATTGCTGAACAAGAGATTCAAACCTTACATTCTAATATGGAGGATGCATATGACAACTAAAGTCGAAAAAACAATTGTTCCAGATAGAGTATTAAGAGAATTCGGAAGTGACACTCCAGTGCAATCACTAGAGCCTACAATCACTCCTGATAATCTAGACTCTCATGCAGAATCGTTACCTAGACCAACTGGGTATCGAATTTTAATATTACCATTTACACAATCAGGTGTTACTAAAGGTGGAATACATTTAGCTAAACAAACCGTTGATAAGGAAAGACTTTCAACTGTTGTTGGTTATGTAGTTTCTATGGGTGCCGATGCTTATAGTGATCCACATAAGTTTCCTGATGGAGCTTGGTGTAAAGAAGGTGATTGGGTTATCTTTGGCAGATATGCTGGAGCTCGTTTTCAAATAGAAGGTGGCGATATGCGTATTCTAAATGATGATGAGATTCTTGCCTGTATAGATGATCCCGAAGCAATATTATCATAACAATCTTGAGGAGGACTCATGCAAAATAATGAAGCAGAAAACATAGAACTAGAATTAGAACTTCCCGAAGGGGAAGTAGACATAAGAGAAGCGGATGTAGATACATCACTTCCAGATACTATTCAACAAACAACAGTAGAAGATATTAAAACGGATTCTGTTGGTAAAGAGTTGGATGAAATTAGTGAATCAGTACAAAAACGTATAGATAAGCTAACTTATAAAATGCGAGAAGCAGAAAGACAGCGAGATGAAGCTGTTGGATATGCTCAAAGTATTAATCAAAACAATACCCAACTTAAAGAAAAATTAAAGAATTCCGATTCTTCCCTTTTCAAAGAGTACGATAACAGGGTACAATCAGAGATTGAAAGAGCAAAGTCTCTTTTAAAAGAGGCACAGGATGCAGGAGATGGTGAAGAAGTTGCAAATGCAACTGAAAAACTTTCTAGAGCTAGTGCTGAAGCAGAGAACCTTAGAAGGCTTTCAGCTCAGCAACAGATCAGAGATAGAAATAAACCTAAAGAAGCACCTGTTGAGCCTTATCAGCCGACTTTACAAGCTCAAGCGGCAGGACCAGATCCTAAAGCAGAGCAATGGGCGGCTAATAATAAATGGTTTGGAGATGATCAAGCAATGACGTTTGCAGCTTTTGGAATACATAAACAGTTAGTAGAGGAAGGGGTTGACCCGAGCTCTGATAACTATTATTCCCAAGTTGATAAAAGAATGCAAGAAAATTTCCCACATAAGTTTTCAGAAGAGCAGTCTGCACCCGTGCAACAGGTTGCTGCCTCTAGCCGTGGGGTTAGTGGTAAAAAAGGATCACGCAAAATTAAGTTATCACCTAGTCAAGTAGCAATAGCGAAAAGATTAGGGGTACCGCTAGAAGAATATGCTAAGCATATCGAAGGAGTATAAAGATGACAGATGATAGTAAAACAACAGACGTCAGTACTGACCGTAACTCACGGTCTGCAGAGACACGAGCCTCTCAAACTCGCAGAACGCCTTGGGCACCCCCATCCATGTTGGATGCACCCAAACCACCTCCTGGATACCAATTCAGGTGGATAAGAGAAGCTACTAGAGGTATAGATGATAAATCTAATATGTCTAAACGTATTAGAGAGGGATATGAACCTGTGAGAGCAGAAGATTTTCCTGATTTTGAAGCACCCACTATTGATAGTGGTAGTAACTCTGGAGTCATTGGTGTTGGAGGATTAATTCTTGCTAAAGTTCCAGTTGAAACCGCTGAAGAACGAAATGCTTACTTTAGAGGTCAAGCAAAATCGGCTATGGATGGTGTAGATCAAAACTTTATGCGAGAAAGCGACGCTAGAATGCCTATAAAAGATAGTGATATCTCTAGGACTTCTAAAGTTGCTTTTGGTAGTAAACCTACCAATAAAGGAAATTAATAATAACATGTATATAGACAAAGGAGAAAATAATGGCTAATACAAATAAACCAGATGGTTTTACTCCCGCATATCATATGTACGGTGGTGTTATTCGTCCTGCTAAAATGAGAATCGCGAGTGAAGCATCAGCATCAATCTTTTCAGGTGATGTTGTGACTTTATCTAGTGGTTATGTCATTCAAAGCACGGCGACGACAACTCCTATAGGCGTATTTTACGGAGTATTCTTTACAGCTACTGATGGCACCCCAACTTTTTCAAAAGTTTGGACTGGCAGCACGGCTACCCTTGGCGGCGAAGATGCAGAAGCTCTCGTTTAC